AGAACTCTAAACTTATTTCACCCGCCACACAACAAGCAGTAGAGGCCACAGTAAGTGAATTAGAGGAAGCAATCTTTGGTAGGGAGCAGTGGTTCGACATTAGAGATGATGTTGATGATCAGAATCCTCAGGACATTGCTAAAGTAAGAACTAATCTTCAGGAAGACCTTGAGAGAACCAAAGTCAAAGATGCAATTGTAGAATCTTTACTTAATGGTGCTATCTATGGCACAGGTATTGCCAAGATCAATGTACTTGAGGAGACTGTGAAGACTCCTAAGGAACTCCCTGTAGCCGGAACCTTAACCACAGATGCAGTAGTTGTCAATGAAACTGTAGTCAGTGTTAAAGTAGAGGCTATATCCCCTAAAGAATTCGTCATTGACCCTTCGGCAACCACAATTGACTCAGCATTAGGTGTTGCTCAAGTAGTCATTAAACCTAAGTACGAGATTTTAGAGGGCATATCCGAAGGTATTTACTTAGATAAACCATTGGGAAGTTATAACCAAGCTGATTTAGGTTTCAATGAGGAGAACTCAAGTGTCGCTAATGCAGATGATAAGGTTAAAATTACGGAGTATTGGGGAAGGGTTCCAAAGAAATTCCTTAATAGTTCAAAAGCTTCTCTCGGTGAGGACTTTGATTATGACGAAGATGAACTCGTTGAGGCGGTAGTAACCATTGCCAATGATAGTGTAGTCCTAAGGGCCTCTGAGAACCCTTATCTCATGGGTGATCGTCCCTTTGTCTGTTATCAACATGATCGTGTCCCTAATAAGTTCTGGGGACGTGGTATTGCAGAGAAAGGGTACAACCCACAGAAGGCCCTAGACGCTGAATTAAGAGCACGTATTGATACCTTAGCACTCACTACTCATCCAATGATGGGAGTGGACGCTACGAGGCTTCCTCGGGGTGTTAAATTCGAAGTTAAGGCAGGTAAAACCATCTTAACCAATGGAGACCCAAGAACTACTCTAATGCCTTTGAACTTTGGTTCTCTATCTCAGTCCTCATTCCAAGAAGCCGCTGAATTAGAACGTATGGTTCAGATGGGTACAGGTGCTATGGATAGTGCCACAAGTAACTCAGCCAACCCAAGAAACTCCACTGCATCTGGTATGTCAATGCTTCAGGCAGCTTCCATTAAACGTCAGAAGCGTACCATTATGAACTTCCAAGAGAACTTCCTAATCCCTATGATTAAGAAAGTAGCTTGGAGATACATGCAGTTTGCTCCTACAAGATACCCAGTAGCTGATTATAAGTTCAATGCCTACTCCACTATGGGAATTATGGCTAAGGAACTTGAGATGACTCAGATGATTCAGCTTATGTCAATGACACAACAAGGTACTCCAGCATTTAATATGCTTCTTATGTCCGTCTTTGAGAATAGCTCTATGAGTAACAGAGACCAAATGAAGCAGTTGATTGCACAACAAATGCAACCTGATCCACAACAACAACAAGCACAACAACTCCTCCAACAGATTGAAATGATGAAGGCTCAATTAGAGCTTAAGGAAATGGAGGCAGGAATCGCTAAGGACATGGCTCAGGCAGCTAAGTTACAAAGTGAAATTAAAGACCCTCAATCACAAGAGAATGTAATTAAAATTCAAATGGACCTTGCAGAGAAGATGGCTAAGATTGAAACCCTTCGTTCTCAAGCAGCCAACATCCAAAGTGAGACAATGAGAAACATTCCTGAGGTAGAACATCTTAAGTCAGAGACAATCCTTAATCTTGCTAAGGCACGTATGGAACAACAGAAGCCGTACTTAGCCTCTGCTAGAGCACAAATATAATGATTAGTGACAAAGAAATTCTTGAGAAACGTCTGGACTTATTCTTAAGTGATTCTTGGTCAATCTTTAGAGAAGAGTTAACTATCATGGCTAACTCCCTAGAGAAGATTCAAGATATACCAGATGAGAAAACCCTCTTCCTAAGGAGAGGCCAAGTGGACATCCTCAACATGATTATCAATCTAGAGGAAACCACTAAACTAGCGTTGGACAATTTAGAGTAATTCCTAAGACCCAACATATTTTAACTCCTAAATCTTTATAGACGGAGAATGCCAAATGAGTAGTGTAGTTGTAGAAGAACAAGTAGAGACCCAAGAACAAGCACAAGAGTTCAGTGATATTGGAGAGGCTCCTGTAACACAGGAAGAACCTTCTCAAGAAGAAGCTTATGAACTCCCTAAGAAGTTCCAAGGGAAATCTACTGAAGAGATCGTGAATTCCTATAGTAACCTTGAGAAGGAACTAGGGAGGAAAGGTCAAGAGATTGGTGAACTACGTAAGTTAACTGATGAAATTCTTAAGCAACAACTTACCCAAAACGGGACCAATGAACCAGACTATGCTGAAGAGGAAGACTTCTTCGATGACCCTAACAAAGCAGTTAGTAAAGCCATTGAGAATCATCCAAAGTTCCGTCAGTTTGAAGAGCAGCAGCAGGCACAAGCAGCCGCAGCTACAACTCAACAATTGCAAGCAGCACATCCTGATTATCTTGAGATTGTTCAAGATGCAAAGTTTCAGGAGTGGGTTCAAGAGAGTCCAGTGCGTACCAAAATGTACGTGTCTGCACATAATTATGATCTAGATTCCGCTAATGAACTCCTTGGGAACTGGAAGGATCGTCAAATGATCTCCAAGACTCAAGAGGTAAACACAGCTAAAGAAGCTAATCGCAGTGCGGCACTAAAGGCAGGTAAAGGTGTGTCAAGGACTTCTTCTGAATCTACGGCAGGTAAGAAAATCTACCGTAGGGCTGATCTAATCAGACTTAAACAAACTGACCCTAATAGGTATGAAGTGCTACAGGACGAAATCCTAGCCGCCTATTCTGAGGGTCGTGTCAAATAACGTCATAAAGAAAAGGAAATTAAATTATGACTCTAGGAACTAACCATCAAACAGCAACTATCTCTGCTAATTTCATTCCTGAGATTTGGTCCGATGAAGTAATTGCTGGATACAAGAGTAACCTTGTTCTAGGTAATCTTGTAACTAAAATTAACCACAACGGTAAGAAAGGTGATACTATTCACATTCCTGTACCTGGACGTGGTGTTGCTACTCTTAAAGGTGAGGAGTCTCAAGTAACTCTTGTTAAAGATACTGCTAGTGTAGTTAATCTATCTATTGACAAACACTATGAATACTCACGTATTATTGAAGACCTCGCTGAAGTACAAGCTTTATCTTCAATGCGTCGTTTCTATACTGATGATGCTGGTTATGCTTTGGCTGTTCAAGTAGACAATGACCTCTTCGCTCTTGGTGAAGGTCTCCAAGGCGGTACTGTAGGTGGTGCAGGTGCTACCCTTTGGGAAAAAGCAGTCCTAGGTAAAGACGGTACCACTCTTTATGACGGTGATACTGATAACGCTGCTGGTCAAGACATTACTGATGCAGGTATTCGTAAAATGATGCTTACTTTGGATGATGCTGATGTACCGATGGATAATCGTACATTGGTTATTCCTCCAATCGCTAAGAACGATCTTCTTGGTCTGGCTCGTTTCACTGAACAAGCCTTTATTGGTGATGGTGGAGCAATCAAAACTGGTAAGATTGGTAGCATTTATGGTATGGATGTATTTGTCTCCAGTAACTGTCCTGAGATTACCTCTGATGACTCTAAAGCTAGTCGTGTAGGTCTTATGCTCCATAAGGATGCTTTGGCACTTGTCGAGCAGATGAGTGTACGTTCACAGACTCAGTACAAACAAGAGTACTTGGGTGATCTCTTCACTGCAGATACCATTTACGGTGTAGGTGAACTACGTGATAACGCAGGTGTTGCCTTCGTTGTACCTTCTGCCTAAGTGAACTGAGGAGGCTTCTTAGGGAAAACTTAAGAAGCCTCCTCATCTATTTCTAAAGATCAACAGGAGTTCTGATGCCCTTCTATAATTATAAATGTGAAGATTGTGAGAGTATAACTGAAGAACTCCGTACATATTCTTCAAGAGAAGCCTCTACAGAATGTTCTTGTGGAGGTGTTTCAGTTAAGACTGTAGCCACACCTAAATTATATTTCGACGGTTCTGATCCTGACTTCATTAGTTATCATAAGAAGTGGGTAGAACGTCATGAGACACAAGGTAATGGAGTACGCTCAAGATGTTAATTGAGAATATCCTTGATGACACTTCAGATGGTTTGGAGTTAGATAGGATTAAGGAAAAGATTTCCTCTGTCTACACACAATTGTTATCTCAAAGTTTCAAAAACAAAAGACCAACAGGGACACCGGAAGAACTTGAGGAGTTTCTTGAGACTAATCAATTAAACTTTGGAACTCCTGCAGATACATTAGATAAAGAAGCTGCCTCTATAGATGCTCTATTGGATAAGCTTCTACATAATGATGATATTAAACCAGTAGCCGAAGAACAAAAAAAGAAGCTAAAGGGTTTAATTAAACAGAGAGAAAGAACCAAAGGACTCGGAGGGATGTTTGCATTATGAGTGGTCCTCAATACATGCAGCCTCATGTGGAGGAGATTACAGAAGGGACACATGGAGTTCATGTTATCTCTCATGCACTTGATCCTAATGGTTTAACTTATTCAGACACAAATCCTTTCCCTGTGCTTGAGACCTCTGACTACTTAACTATGGTCACAAGAGGACTCATTCCGGGTCAACGTATCATGAGGGGCTTAGGTGAACGTGAAGGTGCCGGGAATAAAGCTGAAGACATTACACGTATGAATGAGTTAACTAGTCAAGGCTCCGGTACTGCTCCTACATCTCATATACTTGTCCCTACTCCTCCCGAAGCTGGTGAGTTAATGACTATTGTATCTGAAAGTAATTCAGACAAAGTTGGAGGTTCTGGAGCCACTATGTTAGGTATTGACTACATAACTCCTTCTGGTGGAGAGGCAACAACTACTATAGCACTTAACGGACGTACTCCTGTCAATATTCCTGTAGTCCTTATGAGGTATATACAGGACATATATGTCACAGAATTAGGGAGTTCTAACACTACAGGAGTAGCTAAAGGACCAATTAAGATTTACTCAACGGCTGATGCTGGTCTTGTCTACAATATGATTGCTGCTGACGGTAATATGTCTATGGTGCCACATAAGATGGTTCCTGCTGGTAAGACACTACACCTTAGAATGTGGGTACCTGCTGAAGCACAAGGTAGACGTACTGCCATTAGATTACGTTCTGATTGTACGAATGCTTCTCCTCCTATTAGACAAGCTGGAGTCTTTCTATTTAAATCGGTGTTCTATGCCAATAAGACTTCTCCCGGAGATATTATATTGGCCTACACCATCCCTGAATTTAGTATTATTAAGGCATCTATCTTCGGTGATCAGACAGCAGCAGATGCTTCAGTACATTGGTGGGGTATATTAATTGATGATTAAAAAGGACATTTCAGATGAGTAATTACACACTTCAAGTCACATGGTCAGGTAAGGATGGTTTAGTAGATACAGACCCAGCTAAGGTTATCTCAGGTGATGATTTTAACTCTGAGTTCACTGCTATTAAAACTGCAATCAATTCTAAATTAGATGCCTCTGGTGGTGTTGATTTAGCAGTTGCTGATGGAGGTACTGGAGCATCTACTGCAGCTAATGCAAGGACAAACTTAGGTGTTGTAAATAACGACACAGCTAATGAATGGTCAGCCACCCAGAACTTTAACGCTACTACACTTACTGATGCAGCTTCTATCTCTTGGGATACTTCAGCTAATCAAGTGACTTCAGTAACAATCACTGACAACAGGACTATGGATGCACCTACTAATTTAGTTGATGGTGCCTTCTATAGTTTAGGGGTTATTCAAGACGGTACAGGAAGCAGGACAATGACTTGGAACGCAGTCTTTAAGTTCCCTAGTGCTGCTGCTCCTGTTTTAACCACCACTGCTTCGGCAAGAGATGAATTCACTTTTAAATCTGATGGTACTAACTTATATCTTGTTGGTCAATCTCTTTCTGTGGGGACTGCATAATGACTACTTTTGAAACACTTGATGGTTCTTGGTTAGGAAGTTCTAAGGAACTGGCTAAGAAAGCCTCAAAAAGAGATAAAGTAACGTACCAAAGGAACATTGGTGATCTCTGGTCAGAAGAACAACTTGAGACACTAGGTTTCAAAGTTAAAACACCAGAACCGGAACCTATTCCAGAACCTATTCCAGAACCTACTGTAGAGGAGCTTAAGGCTTCTCATATTTCTTTGATTAAAATGGAAGCTGGTTTTAGAATTACTCAAGTAATCCCTGAGTGGAAACAAAGAAACCTTACTGCTCAGGCTACTCAGTTAGCAGAGAAAGGTAGAAACTCTTGGAGTCCTCAAGAACTTTCCGAATGGGAAGCTGGTGTAGTTCTTTGGAATACAGTGAAGGACATAAGAGATAAATCAGATGTCCTTGAGGCTTCTTTGGACACTATGACTTTAGAAGAACTTAAGAGCTTTGATTCACATACTTCTGAGGTATGGGCCTAATGTTTGTCTTTGGTGGTAATAATGTCTCAGTATATACCGAGGCCACTGGTGGGACTGTATCCGATGATGCCGGTATAAGAACGCACACATTCCTCATTGGAGATACTGGTACTGATTTTGATATCACTGTTCTTGGTGATGATGATATCTCCCATGAAATCTTAGGTTCCGGTGGTGGTGGCGGTGGTTCTCATGGCTCGACATATGGAGGTTCTGGCGGCGGCGGCGGCGGTTTAACTAAAGGAACCGGATTAGCTTTCACTGTAGGCCCACATACTATCACAGTAGCTGCTGGCGGTACTGGTGGGGGGTTAAGTGCAGATGGTACAGATGGAGCTACTTCTTCTATTGCTGCCCTAGCCTCGGCTGATGGGGGTGGTAAGGGTTTAAAAGGTGTTGCTGGCGACCCATCTAATCCTGGTGGCACAGGAGGCACGGGCGATACTGATGATGGTGAGGATGGTCAAAACTCTCAAGGCAATCCCTTCGGTTACGGTGGTGCTGCTGGCACTGGCTCAACTTCCTCTGGCGCAAGACAGACCTCAGATAAAGGTAATGGTAATGACTACGGTGGGGGTGGTGCTGGCTCAACGTGGTCTTCAGATTGGACAGGTGGTGATGGTGCTGACGGTATTGTGATTATTCATTATAAGTATAAAGAATAAGGAAAACTGAATTGTCACATTTTGATGGATTAGACATGGTTCTTAACGGACTACGAGAGGACCTTCATGATCTTAAAAATGATCTTAAGGAAGCAGCTAACGAACGCAAGGAACATGGAGAAAAACTATTATGTGTCGAAAGAAAACTTGAGCAACATGTAATAACTTTTGAACAACACATGAAGGACGAGGATGAGTGGAGAGCAGAAACTCTTCTACATTCTAAAGCAATAGATCAAGTAGGTCCAGAGGTTCTTGCGGACGCTAAAGAACATCATGTATTTATTCAGACATTAATTAAAGAAAAAGAATCTAAGGTTAAATTATGGAACACTGTCATAGAGACAATCACAGTTAAAGGTTTAGTGACTGCTATGACCCTCTTAGGCAGCGGTACTGTAGTCCTTTATTGGAAAGAACTCTTAAGACTTCTAGGGAAAAACTAATGACACAAACAGTTAAAACATTCACTAAAGACCCTAATAGTGTGCTTGATTACACTCTTGATTGGTCTTCTTGGTTAGAGACTTCGGACACTATTTCGTCTGCTTCATGGAGTGCTTCAGGGGTTACTGTAGACTCTGAAAACAACACGACTACTACAGCGACTGTTTTTGTATCTGGAGGAGCACTTAATGTAGATAGTGTTATTACCTGTCAGATTGTTACGTCTGGCGGTAGGACTGACGAGCGGTCAATTGCAATTCAGATTAGGGATTTATAATGATGGAAATCGTATCAAGCAAAATCACCTATGACCATGACAGAGGTAACGGCACTCGCTCTGTTCAT